ATTCAGTTCGTCATAATGCATAGAAATGTGAGTTTCGCCTTGCTTTTTCATAACAACAGCAGTAATATATATATATATATATATATATAGGGTAATAAAAATATTGCTAAAGAGATAATGCGGCGCATCACGCGGAAAGGTCGTTTGAAATGATATGTACCCCAAGGCTCGGCGGGCATGATAAGCCCCCTCCGACTTCGCAGCTCAGACAGCGTGCAACAATGCTCGTGTTCCAAGCGTCAGACGCAGAACTCGATTTAATCATCGACTATGCACAGCGTGTACTTAACGTCCAAGCAGTTTCAATAGCGCGTCCAACTGTTCGTCGTTCATTGCCTCAATAAGATTTAGCGCCCTGCGCCGCTTTGCATCCAGCCCATCACCGTTTTCGGTGGTGGGCTTCTTTTTTTCGTCGCTGTTGCCAAGCAGCCAATCTACGGAGACATCGTATTTTAGCGCAATTTCATACACGTAGTTCTTGTAGGAACTTGACCGACCATTCATCCAGTCTGAAATAAGATTTCCGCTTCTCAATCCTATACTTTCTGCGAAAACCTTGCGTGCTCCATGCTCTATATTGCCGTTCTTGTCGTGCGGCATAAGAGATACTATTCTTTCAAGTGTTGTGTTCATCAATTTCCTTTCCATTTATAAGCCCGTCTGTAACCAAGCTTTTCCGCTTCTGCGGCAGTTGCTACATACATTGCTGTTCCTTTTTTGTTGATTTTTATTTTGTCGTACTGTTGGTCAAAAGGTAAGTGATATATTTTTTCGCCGCCTTTGCTGTTATTGCATTTTATAATCGGGTAATCTTTCAGTTTTTCATTTTCTACTACATCAATATGCAGATAGTTGGCAAATCTCTTTGCTTCAATCGAGAGTTCGGAAGAAGTATATATAGTGGCTTGCGCGTGCTCATTAGGATTTTCCATATTATATACTGCGGTTACTCCGAAAAGCTGCGCAACGGTATTCTCATGAACAAATTTATTTTTCACCGCTGAATATCTTTTGCATTGTATTATTTCTATGTGGTTACCCTTCTTGGCAATTAGGTCTATCCCTCTGTCCTCTTTCCCGTTAAGTGCCCCAACATATTCAACATCATACCCATTACATTCAAACTTGTATCCGATGTAACGCTCGTAGTCGCGCCCGGCCTCCCACTCGGTGCGCTTTCGCGATTTCCATCTTTTTAAAGCCAAGTCGCTTTTTTGTGCGCTTGAAAGCTTAGCATATTCTTCAGGGGAAAGAAGAGTCCTTACCTTGTCGTACTCGTCATCTCCGTCATACGTGCTGAGAGCCGCTATTGCTGGGGGCATTTCTTCAAATGTGGGTAGCCAAGAAAACATTGTCTCCAAGAATCCGAGTTGATATTCGTACATCTTGCATTTTTTATTCAACTCTCGTTTTTCCAATGCTATTCTTCTTACTTCATCAGCCGCTTTGTACGCAGGGTGCTTTTTTGTTCCCAAGATTTTAGCTGTTTCCATATCTGCGGCATATTGAAATTCTGAAATATAATTTGCGAGCCAGGGTTGCGCCTGGGATTCGGAGTTTTTTACGTTTAAGATTGCATTTTGGATATTATTCACCGACTGAGATATAGCCTCTTCCACTTTCTTAGCTTTACTTTTGCCCTCCACCCAGCCATGTATTGCAGAGATAATTGTTAGTATGGGAATCGAGACGAAAAAAATAATTATGGCGGTATCCACATCAGTTTCCTCCTATAAATTTGCACAGTTTTAGACCTGTGCTTTTGTTTATTCTTCTAAATCGCGAGAAATCACGATTTAGAACTTGAAATACACATATTTGTGAGATATAATCTAATCGTCAGCAGACCGGTAGAGAGTTTGGGCGGAGGGATTTCCGCCCTTGCTCCCCCACATTTTACCTGATGCGGATGCAGCAAGGCCATGTTGGTGTCCCATGACCAGCGCGCTAATTCCCAGCGCTTCTTGTCCTTGCGTTCTCACTCGCGGTTGTGATTCCGCGTATCCACGCATCAAACAGCCGGATGTGTGTCTCCGGCCTCAGGTACGGAGAGTGGAAAGCCGCCACTAATAAGCGCAGTTATGAAAACTTCACTCATAGCGAATGGCTGCACCCCCTTTCTACAATGTGCAATGCACATGGGATAGCAATTAAGGATGTGCGCTCTTTATTGGTCTGAAACAAGCACCGCCGGGAGACAGAACGGCTTGCGCCGCTCCGTCCGGTTCAACTGAACAGAAATCATCCCGTTACCTCCTTAATAAGAATAGCCGTTTATCTCATTAAGGCGTAACCGCGATGTCTCCCGGCAGTGTTTGCATAGGTCAGCGGATAGACTTCCCCCGCTGACACATCCCCGCCCCGGCGAACCGGGGCAAGCATGAGCCGTGGGATGTGCTATTTGATTGGTGGCACTTTCAAATTATCACATCCCGGCTCATGTGTCAATAATAAATCTCACAATTACGAGAAAGGAGGAGCATGAGCAACAGAACCGCTAAGACAGGATCAGCCGTTTCCACCCGGCAAGCGGCTGCGTTCAAGGCAAAACGTAAAGCCGCCGGGTATTCTCAAGAAGAAGTAGCCGCTACGTTCGGTATCTCGCATACAACGGTTTGCGGTTGGGAAAAGGGCAAGTGGCTGCCCCGGCTTGAGACCGTCGTCAGACTTGCAGAACTCTACGGATGCAAAGTCGACGATCTGCTTGACCCCCATGCGTAGACATCCGGCGTCGGTCATACCGCAGAAGCGCATCTTTGAATGCTCCGCCTGTGGTTGCCGTTCACCCGCTACAAAATGGCGCGGTCAGACGAACCCCGGCCATGTAAAGACAATGTACTGCTACAAGTGCCGGAAAGAAACAGACCACATTCAGGTTGAATGAAAGGAGAGACCGCAATGTCCCGCGTAAAACTCGGCAAGCCCCCGGCAGATGATGTTATGGGGCTGTTCCTTGAACGCAAGCGAGCTCTTAAATTGACTAATGCCGATATGGCAAAGTATCTCGGATGCAGCAGCGCCACGTTTTCAAGGCTGCTGGACACGAATACCGTCAATTGGAAGCTCTGCGACATATTCAAGCTCGCAAAGGCTCTCGGCATTGAGAAAGAAAAAATCAGGGCTGCGATATGAGCCCGTGCAAAAACTGTGAGCTGCGCCGCATCGGCTGTCATGTAGACTGCCCGGCGGGCAAGGCGCAGGAGCGCGAGAACGCAGCTAAAAGAGAGCACCTGCGAAACCACAATTATTCAAGCGCCGAGGATTTCCTATACCGGAGCGCTGAGAAAAGGAGAAGAAAGTAATGGATAGTGTATTAGGCTGGCTGACGGTCACTGCCGGGGTGTTCTACTTCTTCGGTGTGCTCTTCCGTCAGGGAGTGCTTGAGCTGGAGGAGCGCAGCGCGGCGAGTGAAAGAGCATGGCAGGAGGCCGGGAAATGAGCATTGAAACATTAAGTGTCCTGATCGTCGGCGCTCTCGCGTTGGTGCTGGTTGCCGTGATCGTCTATCTCGACTTAATCACAGAGCGCGCCAATGAGATACGCGAGATCGCGCAGTCTTACGGCTGGGCGGACATGGACAAGGTTCGCAAGCTTGACGGCAAGCGCTACGAACCGGCACCGGCCGCAATGGACGCTCAGTATTTCACCATGCCGGACGGGACTACCGTCCGCAGGAGGTAGCCATGAGACAGATAGACGACGCGCCGGACATCCGGAAGGCGCTCCGCACCGGTTATCCGTCTGGTACACAGTGCGTGTGCCCCAAATGCGGCGAGGATATCGGCGATTACATCTATACCACTGACGACGGCGATATGTGCGGCGAGTGCTTTGCTGAGTATATGAAAGACTGTCTGAGGACTAACCCGCAACTGTTCGCCGAGGCGTTCGGTATTGCTTACCGGTACACGGGGTGACGACATGGCAAATCTGGTTTTCTTCGATCAGTCGCATACCTATGAGGTCGACGGTGAACCCGTCCCCAGCGTATCAGAAGTCACACGTTTCATGTCCCGCGAGATATACGGAGATATCACCCAGTTTCAGCTTGACAATGCCGCGGAGCGCGGCACGGCAGTACACAAGGCGCTTGAAGTGCTGGACAAGTACAGCGAAGTCGAAGCCGCTGAGGATATCGTACCCTATATCAAAGCTTACCTTGCGTTCCGTAAAGACCATCCCACGGAGTGGAAAAAGATAGAGTACGCGGTCTGTCACCCGGACAAGCTCTATGCCGGTACACTCGACCGGTACGGCACTGTCGACGGTATACCGACGCTGCTTGACTTCAAAACCACTTCCAGCATTGACCCGGCACACCGGCATTTATATACCGCGGCGCAAAACCTGTACCGTCGTGCGCTGCCCGATGATATGCCGGTCGAGCAGATACTCATACTCCAGCTCAAAAAAGACGGTACGTACAAGCTGTTCAATCTGGATATAGACGACAAGCTGGCCGACGCCTGCCTTGCTCTGCATCTGGCATTGAAGAAGAAAAAACGTAGAAGAAAGGATAACACAAATGATAACTACTAAGAGAGCCGACGGCAAAATAATCGTCGAAACTGAAGGAGAGGTTTGGGATTGCCTCGAAGAATATGCGCACCTCACTGCGGCAATGGTTGGGATTTTGGAAAGCTTCTCCATGTCGCACGAAGGAGCTGTTAACTCAGTTACCACGGGTTTCACTTTTGGCGTAATTTGTAGTGGTGGCCTTTCTGCTGGTAAACAGGAGGAATGCAAATGATAACAGCTAAAAACGGTGAAATCCGCGCTGAGGGTTCTGTACGTGAGCTCTTGGCTGATACTGCCGAAATTGTCAGCGCGGTAAAATCGGTTCTTGTCAACGCTGGCGCTCCCGAAATGGTCGCTTTCGATCTGCTGGCGCGCGCTGCGCTTGTGGGATTCGGCGAAGAGGGCGAAGTAAAAGAGTTCTCCGCTGTGGGGGTAGCACCGTGGATGAAGTAAAAGAAGCTCCGCAGCAGGAGCAGGAATCTACCGCGCTCACAGCGCCCGCCGGGCAAGTGCCCACGATCTGGAACGACACAAAGATGATGTCGCAGGGGATCAAGATGGCAAAGATGCTTGCGACGTCAGACCTTGTTCCGGAGCAGACATACAAGAACAAACCGGCAAACTGTCTTATAGCACTTGACCTTGCAAACCGCATGAGCTTTCCCCCACTGCTCGTTATGAAGCATCTGTACATAGTCAAGGGAAAGCCCGCATGGAGCGGCAAATTCTGTATCAGCATTATAAATTCGTGCGGGCTGTTCTCTCCGTTGGAGTTCATCACCACAGAAAAGGGCTGCTATGCCCAGGCTACAAGGCTTTCGACCGGAAAACTCTGTGTCGGGCCCGAAGTCACATGGGATATGGTCAAGGCCGAGGGATGGCTTGACAAGTCCGGTTCAAAATGGAAAACCATGCCGGACGTGATGTTCAAGTACCGCGCAGCTTCGTTCTTCGCCGGTACGTTCTGCCCCGAAAAGCTTGAGGGCATACCCACTGTCGAGGAGATGCAGGACGTCAACGGCTACGAAGAAGTCCCCGCCCCTGAAAAGGTCATTATCACACTGGAGGATTAAATCTTGGTTGAGATCAAAAAAGGCGAAACCTATACCTCCTCAATGGTGCGTAAAGGTGAGGGCACTAACGGCGCTTGGGAACTGCTCAAAATCAAGAATGGCCGCGACTATATGAACATCTGGCCGCAGGGCGGTCAGACCGGCATTGAGGAGGGCGGCACATTCAGGATCGTGGAAGTCGAATCCGTGAAACTGTCAAAGCGCGAGTATCGCGGCGAATGGATTTCCGAGGTCAATGTGAACGCCAAAGTCGAGAAGTGCATGAACTATGAGGAATATACCGGCGACTACGGGGATGACCCCTTTGCCGGTATGGGTGTCAGCGACGAACTGCCGCTGTAAGAAAGGAGTACAAATGAAATATAAAGTCGGAGATCGTGTCAGGATCAAAACGAAGCTCACAAGCCCAACTCGCTCGGGTATTTTTCTTAACCCTAAGATGCGTAAGTGGGAAGGAAAAGTAATGACCATTGAGTCCGTCAGCGACGATGCGTATCGTATGCTCGAAGATATCGGGGAACTCTGCACTGGAATGGGCTGGTCTTGGGGTGACGATTGGATTGAAGGCCTTGCCGACGACTTTAAGATCGTCATCACAACCAAGGGCAACACTGTTCTTGCCCGTCTCTATGATGGCAAAAAGGTAATCGAGGTGGCAAAGGCAACGTGTTCAAAAGATGATAAGTTTGTTTTCGCTACCGGAGCGCAGCTCGCCTTTGACCGTCTGCTGGGGAACGAGCCGAAGAAAGAAGAATGGTTCACCGGGAAGATGGTGCGTATACGTGATCTTACATTGGCAGACTACTCAAACAAAGGCAAGGTTTATTACTTCAAAGACGGCTATGAGACTGACCGAAACGGCAGGCCGCGCCACGCCTCCCGCCGTTATCATTCAGCCGAGGAGATCACGATAGCGTATCTGGGTCATCTTGTTCCCCTGATTGAGTAATCGCAGCTAATACGGGGCTTCCCTCAAAGAAGCCCCACCCCCACGCAGGAGGTCATTATGTCAGGTAAACCAAAGGCGGGGATATCTTACGCCGGATGGAATACCGACATCTTCGAGAACGACACAAAAATCGACGAGCTTATTGACGCTCAAGGATGGATAGGATTTTCCATTTACTTTTACCTGTGTCAACGAGCTTATGCGTCTGATGGCTATTTTTATCGGTGGAGCTATGCCAATGCGGCCACTACGGCACGTAGAATGGGCGGTGGTATTAGAGCCGAGACTATCAAAGCGGTAGTCGCAACATGCTTACAAATTGGACTATTCGAAAGAAGTCTGTTTGATAGGGTTGGAGTGTTGACGAGTAAAGGCATTCAGCGCCGTTATATGGAGGCTATACAAAAGCGTTCATATAAGCGTGTCGATCAAAATATCTGGCTCTTGAACGTTGAAGAAAGCAAGGGTTTAGATGTTTGTACCCTAAATGGCGATTCTCTCCCCGAAGATGGCGATTCTCTCCCCGAAGATGCCCCTAAAAGTAAATCAAATAAAAGTAAATTATATCAAAGTAAATCAAAGGAAACTACGCCCTACGCGGGCGGCGCTGATGATTTATTGCTAAAAAGAGAAATTGAGGAAGCTTATACCGAATGGCTTGATATGCTGAGAGACAAAGGCGCAGAGCCTCAAGCCGGTGACACGCTGGACGAAGTTCTGGAATATGCACGCAGCGCAGCTATCCCGGCAACTGTGGCGTCGGTACTTCGGCTTTATACCAGCCGCGGGCAGATGAATATAGGTTTCCTAAGTGCCAAAAGGAGGTAACTTGTTGACATACATAGGTATAGACCCCGGCGCAAAAGGCGGGCTTGCAGTGATCCGCGACGGCGGCATAACCGTTGTTCCCTATGAGAAGAGCCGGTACATAGAAATTCTGTCACGCGTCCCGCCTGATTCGGTGTGCTGCCTTGAGCATGTTCACGCAATGCCTGGGCAGGGCGTTACGAGTATGTTTAACTTCGGGCAGACCTTTGGATGGGTACAGGGAGTGCTTGAGGCAATGGGCATATCCTACGAGCTCGTACAGCCTCAGAAGTGGAAAAAGGAATTTTCCATTACCGGAGACAAAAACAGCTCGATCATGGTGTGCAAGCGGCTTTTCCCCGGAGTGTCGCTGCTGCCGACAGAAAGATGCAGAAAAGATAACGACGGCATGGCAGAGGCTCTGCTAATGGCCGAATACGCCAAAAGGCGACTTTGAAAAGGAGAATAAAATGAACGAGAAAATAGTAACCAGTCAGGCAGAACTTGATGCAATACCGGTAGATTACAACGGCAGAATAATCATTAAGTTTGGCACGCCATATAACAGGGCGGTCGTTAACAAGAGATATGCATACTCCGTCGTGGCGTGGGGCAACAGCTCCGTCGTGGCGAGGGAGAACAGCTCCGTCGTGGCGAGGGAGAACAGCTCCGTCGAGGCGTGGGAGAACAGCTCCGTCGTGGCGTGGGAGAACAGCTCCGTCGAGGCGTGGGAGAACAGCTCCGTCGTGGCGTGGGAGAACAGCTCCGTCGTGGCGTGGGGCAACAGCTCCGTCGTGGCGTGGGGCAACAGCCAGATAGTAGACGCTGTGCGTCGCGGCAATGTTAAAGTGTCCGGAAACGCTCGTGTCGTGTACAACCCCGACAACATCACGGCTTGGGCTGAAGGAAATGATATCCCGATCATTGACGGTAAAATCAAGCTGTACAAGGCAGTGCATAAGCGTGACACAGAGTATGTGTCGGATTGGGATAGAGACTTCTTTTACGAAATCGGCGAAATGGCAGTTGCGAACGGCTTCACGGTTGAGCCGGAAGAAGATTGCGGAGAGGGTATACACATGGCAACAGCAAGCTGGGCTTGCGCGTATGCGCAGAGTTGGGCTGATATAGCGCTGCTTGAACTTGAGGTGGATGCGGCAGAGATCGTTGTACCTCTCTACGAAACCGGCAAAGTACGTGCGCCGAAGGCAAAGGTTCTGCGCGAGGTTCCGCTTGAAGAGGCGGGCTTGCTCGGCAAGATGATTGCAAAGCGTCTCGGAGGCAAACGATGAATAAAGACTTGATGTTCTCGTCCGCGACATGCGAGTGGGCAACGCCGCCGGAACTGTTTAAAGCGCTCGACGCAGAGTTTGGTTTTACTTGCGACGTATGCGCCACAGCTGATAACGCAAAGTGCAAGGAGTTTTACCCGCCGGAACAAGACGGGCTTGCGCAGGAGTGGTCGGGTGTTTGCTGGTGCAATCCTCCATATGGCCGTGAGATTGGCAAATGGGTACGCAAGGCAGCGGAAAGCCGCTGCACCGTCGTAATGCTTCTCCCGGCGCGCACGGATACAAAATGGTTTCACGATTACATATACGGCAAGGCGGAGATACGCTTCCTAAAGGGGCGGCTAAAGTTTGGAGCTGCAAAAAACTCGGCTCCGTTCCCGTCGATGGTAGTGGTTTTTAAACGCGAAAGCGAGGAGGGCTATATGGCTGAATACATGAACCGGCAAGAGGTGATTGACGCACTGCAAGCCCCAGAGATGTTCGGAATCACGCCGTACCATATAGAGCTTATCAAGCGGATTCCGACAGTTGACGCAGTACCGGTTGAGCTTTTCAACGATTTGAGAAATGAACTGTGTCTCCACTGCGGAAAGTATACATTGCAGCACTTAGGTGCTTGCGACGGTTGCAAGTGGAGGGCTAACAATGGCTGAATACATAGAGCGGGAGGCGTTTCTTGACTACATGAAGGGAACGAGCCGATATTTTAACGTAAAATTTGACATTGAAAATTTTCCTGCTGCTGACGTTGCACCGGTGGTGCATGGGCGGTGGATTGAAAAATCAGCCCCGGCGAGAAAAATATACTTTGAGTGCTCACATTGCGGTGCGCAGGAGAACAAACACACGGCGATAAAGGGGCATTACTGCTGGCGTTGCGGCGCGAGAATGGACGGTGCTGAATGAAGATATACAAGAATCCGTGGGTGACACGAGAAAGCTATTTTGTCAAAACCGGCGCAGTAAAATCGGCAAAGATGGAAGCGCCCAAAAGCGCCGGGTATGCCATTGACTTTTGGGATGGCAAATGGAATGTGCGCAAGGCTATGTATTACAATCAATCGCTTGCCGAAATGCCGGTTATTGCAGAAAACAGGGTGAGCATACAAACCGTCATTGACAAAGCTATTTTAGATGCTGTGCTGGGGTGCGTTAGCAGCTTTAATGCTGTTGACTTCGCGCAAGTTGTGCGGTGCAAAGACTGCAAGCACTTTCGCCCTTGTGAAGAAGTAAATGGCGAAACTTGGTTAGGCTGGTGCGCCTATGGAGAGTTCAATACGGACGATCTTGATTTTTGCTCGCGCGGAGAAAGGAAAATAACATGAGACTTACGACAAATACTCCACAAGGCAATTTAGAACAGTCGCTGAATCTGTTCTATGCCAAAGACGGCAAAACGTGGGTGCGCGGATACGGAGAGAACGGCACAGACATTACCCTGCTTGATTTAATGCGAAAGCTTATATGCCGATATATGGAACCAGACGAGATTCCAGAAACCATGTCTGATGAGGATGTTATGTTTGCAATGGTGGATTGGCTGTATGGCGGAACCGATAGCATGGAGGGCGTGTTAGCACTTCTCTATCTTGCGGGGTGGGTATGCGCGGAGCTGCGCGAATTCCTCAAACGCTTTGAGGACAAGGAGAACGCCAATGGCCGATGGGTTCCGTTCCACAGTCAGGCCGCGGGGGATATTTGGTACTGTTCTGCTTGCGAAATTGGATTTGCTGCACGGATGAAATACTGCCCCAACTGTGGGGCGAAGATGGATTTGGAGGCAGGTGGATGAAAGCAGTCTTAATCAGCATTCGCCCAAAGTGGTGTGAGAAGATTGCGAGCGGCGAAAAGAAAATTGAGGTGCGGAAAACGCGCCCGAAGCTGCAAACGCCGTTCAAGTGCTACATCTACTGCACACTACCCAGGTACCCGCATGAGGACTTCATTGAAACGGATTATCCGAAGCCACAGTTTTACGGCGGCGGAAAGGTCATCGGGGAGTTTGTATGCGACTGGATTTACCAATACTCATCGGCAGACCATTTATATGGTGTGGACATTTCTCACGAAGACATGGCGCGTCAGTCTTGCTTAACAAGGAAGCAGATTGAAGCTTATGAACTGAAAAATGTTCCGGAAGAAGGATATGGCTATTTCGGCGTATTCGGCTGGCACATCTCTGGACTAAAGGTCTACGACAAACCGCGTGAGCTGCGCGAATTTACCGGCTTGCGACAGACAAAATTCGGAGCAGAACCGGTGCCGATCACGCGCGCGCCGCAGAGCTGGTGCTATGTGGAGGAGACAGACAATGACAAAACATAAAAAGTGCTACGGCAAGTGCGACCGCTGCGTGTGGTAAGATATGATATCAAAATCGTCACCAGAGACGGCAAGCAACACAAGCTGTGAGGAGCTGTACATAGCAAATGAGAAGCTTGCAAGAAAATGTCTGCTCCGGTTCTTCCCGGCGCTTGCCAACGACGAAGATGTTTTGCAGACTGCGCGAATGGCATTATGGCGAGCTTGCCAAGACTTCAAGCCAGGAAAGTGGCAGCTATCTACTCTTGCGTACACTTACATACGTCGCGACATAATCAAGGAATGGCGCAACTCGAAGCGCACGAAAAGAGCGCAGGAAACGATCTCTCTCAGCACACCGATACACGACAAGTCCGGCAGCGAGTATGAGCTTGAAGAAGTCCTGCCTGGGGCAAAAAACGTGGACTGGTGCGACAGTAAAGCTTGGTGGGATAGTCTGACCGACAGGCAGCGAGAAATCTTGCGGTATCGCTACGACGGCAAAACATACCGAGAGATAGCCGAGATATTAGGCTACTCCCACACGCTCATCGAGAACGAAGTACGCATAGCACATAAAGAAGCAAAAAGATATTTGTGAGGTAAAACGAATGAAAATTGTAATCGACCCCGGCGCTTACCTGCCGGAACGTGCGCATGATCTTGACGCGGGATATGATCTGCGCTCGCCTATAAGAGCCTATGTCCCGCCGTACAGCAGCACCGTCATTGATACCGGCGTACATATCGAGATACCGGAGGGCTATGTCGGTATGCTCAAGAGCAAGTCCGGGCTGAACGTCAAGCACGACATAACCAGCGAGGGGGTTATAGACAGCGGTTATACGGGGAGCATATGTGTCAAGCTCTATAACCACGGTCAAAACGCTTATGAAGTCAACAAGGGCGACAAGATCAGCCAGCTTGTGATTATGCCAATCTTCACCCCGGCACTTGAGCTTGTAGAATGCCTTGACAGCACCGAACGCGGAAACGGCGGCTTTGGGAGCACCGGGAAATGAGTACCCTTGTTGACGAGACAGGGAAAACGTATGGCCCGTATACGGTAATAGGCCGGGCGTGTCTCCCCCGCAGAAATGCGCACTGGAAGTGCCGGTGTGAATGCGGTCAAATAGACATCATCGCCGGGAATAATCTCCGTGCCGGGAAATATGCGATGTCATGCCCTCATAACGCGCAGGTCGATGCTCAAAGAATCAAGATGCAGATGATAGCCGAAGTGTGGCGCTCCCGCTATGTCAAGTATGGCTGTGCTGACTGCAAGGACAGGCCTAAGTGCGATGTCAAAAAGCCCTGCAAATACGCTTCCGAGCTTGACGGATATCGAAACTACCGTGAATACCTTCAGGAGAACTAATATGACGAAATACGCATATCTCTGTTACAACTGCCGCGAGGCAATCAAAAACAACGTCGGCTTGAGGGAGCAGCAGAACCCAGCCCCGAATGACAAGCATAAATGCTCCGTCTGCGGGAAGTTCCTTTACACCGACTATTACCGGATAACATACAGGAAGGAGAATAATGGACTATAAGAAATTCCGTGCCGATACCGGCATAGCAGCAAAGGACATGATAAAGGCCGTCAAAGAGATTGCGCCCGGTTACTCCAAGGTGCATCAGAGCTTCGTTGAGAACCCCGACAAAAGCGGCTTGTGCCTGCTTCCGTCCCTCGACCGTATGTTGGTCGACCGCTTTGGCGGCACTGCTCCCCCGGTAAAGAAAAAGGCAGATAACCGCACTCTCAAGAACAAGCTTACGGTTCGTCTGCCGGATGATGTGTATGGAAAGTTCGCCCAAATCAGGGCACGTGAGGGCTGCACAACACAGGAGCTTCTGCGAGACCTCATTGAAAATTGGCTGATAGCCACACAGGACATTTAAAGTAAAACAGGCGGGTTTCCCCGCCTGGTTTACTTTATAAGGCCAAGCGCACGGTAGTAATCCTCCATCGAGGTCTTGCCTGACTTGGAATTGCCGGTTTCTTCCGTTACCGGAGTGGTGGGGAAAGTGGTTTTTTCCTTTTCAACGGCAGGGTCGATTTTGGCGTAATCCTTGTCGATCTGAGTGGCATAATCATCCTTTGTTGCGTAGCTCCCGGAACTTTTCACGATGTTGTAAAAATCGTCGCGGGTTATTCCGGCGTATGTCTGATTGTCCCTCAAGCCAAGGCTGCGCCAAGCAGCATACACTTCGTCCTTATTCGGCTTGCTATTCTCGTCGGCGTTGTGAAGTGCAGCAACGAGGTTGAGCCATGAGCCGAGGTCAGCATTGCCCTTAGCGACTGTCGTGTACGCTTCGGCACGGCGCACAACGGCACTCTGCTGACCACCGGCTTTAGGTGTCACCTGTGCGCGGATTGCATCAAGGATTTCAGCATCAGACTTGCCCTTCATGCTGTTATAAACTGCAATAGCTATCGCATTATCGGTGCCGCCGAGGGTGCCCTTTGCCTTGTCAACTGCCGCCTTGGTGTCGTACCAGCTCTTTGACTTTATGCCCATGGTTTGAGCGTACAGTAGCGGATTGACATTCAGCTCGGAAGCCTTTAGGGCTGTCTGAGTGTCATCCTTGAGATGGCCGAAGTTTTTGAGGACTTGGTCAATGGCGTCGAAATTCTCTTTGGTGTTGTCCTTTGCTCCGGAAAGGATTTCCTTTGAAGCGTAAAACTCTGGGACATCTTTGAGCTTTGCCACATCATCAAGCTTCCCGGTGTACGCTATGCCGTTAGAGGTCTTGACGCTTTTCAACGCCCGGTCGGCAGCGAGGGAATACAAATCGCTTATGACTCCGGCGCGCTGGATATCCGACATGATCTTATATTCGTCGCTCTCCATAAAGTCACTCACAAGCTCAAGTGACTTTTGCCCCCTGTCTATGCTGTACTGCTTGTACTCGTCCGGGGTCATGGACGTGCCCTTGACGTACTCCGTCGACCGCGCTGCCTTCTGCGGCAGAACATTGGGGAATCCGTCAACATTTTTTCCAGCCTTGTAAAGGCGCTCCAGCTCTGTATCAACCTTTGTCGTCGTGTCAGTGCCGCTGTAAAAGGGATTGATAAACGCATCGAATATCCTTTTGCCAGCTGATCCGTTGGACTGCGTTCTTCCCCAAGCGTCAACATAGTCCTGCTGATGGTAATCCACTCCGGGAATCTTGCCCATCGCTTTACCAAGCTTATACTGCACATTACTCGGCAAAACGCTGTCCTTGTCGGAGTATACAGTCTGGCGGTTCTCTTCCCACGCCTGTTCAGCCTGACCTACAAGGGAGTTGTTTATGCCCTGCGTGAGATAGCTCATCATTGCGTTACCGAGCACTTTCCACACCATTGTGCCGTCATCGCCGTATGTAATCACGTCGGACAGTGCATCGTTTACACCGCTCAGCATGGACATGTCCATCAGAGGGTCATTTAGACAGCCGAGTATTTTGTATGCGCTTTCCCATGTCAGACCGCCGCCGTCCAGAGCCTCATACAGCATAACGCCCATATACAGCGGCACGGAGTTCGGGGCGAGCTGAGACAACGATATCCACTTATCGCCGATTTTGACGGCATAATCCTGCTTGCCCTGCATTTTCTGGAACGAGTCCAGCTCATCGTCATCCTCGCTGCCGCGCGCAAAGCCTGCCTTTGCAAGTGCATATCCCGCAAAAGCCAACGTAGAACCGACTACATTCTTGGAAAGGCTGTTGATTACGTCGTTTGCATTTGCGTTCCCGCTCTTTGTCTGTATGCCCTTGTATATAGTTTCCGCAATGCCTAACGGGCTGTATTCGACCGCTCTGACCGCGACGTTTGCCGGAGTTTTCCTAAAGGGGATTATGCCCTCCGTGATAGGATTCCTGCCGATTTTGTTCACCGCTTTGGAGACAACATTATCGTCCCTGAACGTCGCTTCCTGCGCTTCCTTTATGGCGTAGGCTCTGCCCCGGTCAAGCTGCTCAGGCGTTGCATCTGCCATACTCTTGATTCCGTGCGCTTTCAGCCAGCCGCCGAGAGCGTCGGCATAGTTAGCTTTCAGGAAAATAACGTCTCCTGCGTCCATTGCCCAGTTAGTGGCCTTGCGGTAAGCTTCAAGCAGATTAGAGTTGAATATACGGCGCTTGTCCTGTATCTCCTTTGCCATCTTGGCATTGTCGTTATATTTGCCCTCGCCGCGGGCTATGTCTTTGATGCTCTCAAAGTCTGCCGCCGCTTCTGCCCTGAGCTGTTTCCCGACGCGGAAAGCAGCCGTGCGCTCTATTTTTTTGTCCTCTGCCCGGAAAAGATTATCTATCGCTTCCGCTGCGGCTTTGACGCGGTTCTTTGTCATCTGCGTTGCCATCATAAGCGTGTTGCCGCCAACGTTGCGAATCTGAGTCTTGAAGTTGCCCAGCATATTTACGTAGCGTATCGCGTTCCACTTTTCACCGAACGTGCTCGGTATCTGGTCAGCTATATTCTGCTGAATCTTGGATAACACCGCATCGCGCTGCTCGTCGGTCTTGGCATTCATATACTCAGCGGCAAGGTCTTTGTCAAGCTTGACCTCGTAATTGCTGTAAATATCCTCAGCGGAAATGTTTTTGTAGTTGCTGCCCTCCTGCTTTTTCGCAATTGCTTTGCGCTGGCCTTTGGTGAGGCTTTCATTGATTGCCTTCACGTTCTTGGTCATAAGGTAAAGCCGCCCCGACGGCGAGAGCTGCTGCAAGACCTTTATCGCCTGCAGGGTTTCACCGGCGCGGTGAGCCATCTCAATAAAATCATTGGCAAGGTCAAGGTAGGCGCGCCCGCTTGCGTCACTGTTCGCGGCGTTGTTGAGCAGTATTGCGCCCTCTGCGACAAGGTCTTTGCTGCTCTTACCCGATATCACATTATCATGGAAATCCTTTACCGCCTGTTCCCAGCCGACATTAGCAATTTTCTTGGTGGCTCTGCTTACTTGTGCCTTATTCGTGTCGGGGATATAGTCAAAGCGCCCGTTCTTGATATACGGGTTAAGCTGCTCCTGCCGCGCTTCGGGCGTGATATCAGCCTCCATAAGCGTTTCGACCGCCTGACTTGTCTTTGCCCGCGTCGACTTCGAGCCGAGATTGGTTTTTGCTCTCTGCTCAGAGCTGCCAGAATTTTCAGCCTGTCCGCTATTGACATTTTGCTCTGCGGTGGGTATACTATCAGTGAAAGATATATCTTCGACTGATGAGACATCGGAAGACAGGGAGCTTTGCTCCGGGCTTCCACCGTCCAAGGTCGGCGGAGTTCCTTTCGGCCCTTCGGTAATCCCGTCCGCGGCGGTAAACCCGATCTTTGTGTTGCCGGAAGGGACTTCGTTTATTCTTAGATAATTCCCCTCTGTGTCTACACATTCGTTCAGGTAAAACTTATTGCTTCCCGGAAACTGATTCACAACAGCGGCAACATAGGTTCTCTCTCCTGCAATTTCAACCGGAGCCGCAAAAATGACACTTCTGTAGCCGCGGCCTTTCCAGTTGTCTACATCGCTTATTATTTTCCCTTCCGCAATAACTTCGGGTACTGCCGATAGACTTACCATCTTGGCACGGTTAAGCGGCCTGTGGTTCAAAATTGCAGACTGGCCATATTTGCCGAGTTCTACATCACCGAATCCCGGCCTATCGACTGCGCCGCCAAGTTGGGCAAAAAAGTCCATGATCTGATCTGAGATTTTTTTAGTTTTGCTCTGCATTTCCTTGCCTGAGAGAGAAGCCACCGGTGCGTCGTTTTCCATGATGCTTATATTTCGTGCAAGTGTATTTGCCGCACCTTTCGCATTGGCGCCGAGTGCAGACGGCCCCTTGGATATTTCTATATCGTTAGAGTTTTCCGTCCCTGTCGGGACGGTATTTTTTTGCGCATCGGCATTCTGCGTCTCTGCATTATTATTAACAGTAGAGTTTAACGTCTCAGCACGCGCCACAGCGTCGTTTGAGGGCGTGGGGGGTGTAGTTATATCCCCTTGAGCCTCTGCCGCGCTCTGAGGCTCTGACGCGGCTTTCTTGCCGGTCATAAGTTCAATAGCGCTGTCGACGCTTCCGCTGCGCAGTTCGGCGTTTTTCTTTGCGTTTTCTCCGGTTGCTATGTCTACAGTCTTACCACCCGCGCCAAGGACGGCTCCGACGAGGAAATCATATCCCCAATCGGCTATCTGTTCCTCGCTGTAACTTTCACCAACGGTTTTCCCGTTGTAAATAGTCCGGAGGAGAGGATTAAGCGCATCTGAAATGAGCTCTTCCGAGCCTTCACCGATCCCGCCCGCAAGAACGCGCAGCGCAGTACGGCCTGCGTCCGTCTTGGCAAGGTTGCCTATAACCCCCTCGGCAACTTTGTCCAGAGTGCCCTTGCCATATATGCCAGCGAGGCCGTCAAAGAGCTTTTCTGTTATGAGCTCAACCGCCGCAACGCCGCCGCCATATCCGAGCTGCTGTTTCAGATCGCCGCCGCCCTGACGTGCCTCCTGAGTGCCGCCGCCGAACGCGCGGAGCGCCATGCTTGCCTTACTGCCAACATCCCCGATGCCGAGTGCCCGACCGGTGAGAGCGTCAATGCCCATCTGCGTTGCGGCAACACCGGCGTCAACGGCGAATCTTCCGACAGCGCCGCTGCCGTCTTTGGATCTCTCGATTCTCTCGGCGGAATCCTGCTGAAGCTGGTCGGCCAAGTCTGCGGTGGCTTGAGTGGCTTTCTGCTGGACGTTCTCATCAACGACTTTCTTGTATGCGTTTAGTTTACGTTCAACATCATCAAGAGTGTTTTTCGCCCACTGGGCTGCATCTTCGCCCTCAAGTTCAAGCGTCTCTTCATAGTCGCGCTTTGCGCGGTCATAGTCCTTCTGAAGCTGCGCAATCTCTCGCTCATACTCTGCCGTGCGGCTGTTCTGCCCGCTTTCGTAAAGGGTACGCATAGCGTCGGACTTTGAAGCTGCGGAGCCTGTGACCGCTCCGGTAACGGTATCGACAAGCTTATCCCACACGGTGCGGTAATCGTCCTGCGTTTTGGTTTCTGCTATACGTTTGTCGATGTCCGCAATCTCTGCGTCGTAGTCAGTGTTATTATTCGTCAGAACACCATCGACGAGGCTGTATCTGGCGTTCTTGGCTTTCTCGCCCTCAAGCTCCTTTTTGCGCTGCTGCAAATCGTAAACAGTCTGATTCGCACTCGGCAGGTCTTTTGCGGATATCGTGGGGACATTCGGGTGCTTGTCAAGCCAAGCATCCCTAAGCCCACCGACGAGGCCACGTCCACGGCTGCTGGTGGAAGCGCCAGACGTCCCCGAAGGCTGCGCGGTCTTCTGCTGCCAGCCCACGGGCTTTGTTCCGCCATGGAGGATATCGCTGTTTATGATCTCGTTTGCATTTTCAATGGCCTGCTTCTGCCTCTTCTCGTTGTAGTAATCTTCAAGCGGGGAAGTGCGGCGGCGCGTAGGCGCGCCGCCCGAAGATGCTGAATTGCCGGAACTGCCGTCACCGGTATATTTTTGAAAAAATTCGGTTTCTGTCATAAACGTTTTACCTCGTTAGAATCTGTAGCTACCGGCAACCTCCTGTGCGGCTCTAATAACCTCCTCGGCGTTCCCGCCGTTGGCGATTTCGCTGTTGGCGCGTTCCCACACCTGATCTCTCAAGATATCGCTTGCCGATCTTGTTCCACCGCCGCCTCCGCCAAGGCCGCCTGCCGGGATGTAGCCTGCGGGATATGTACCGGTAAGCTGGTAATACTGGTCTGCGGTGATTTTGCCAGCTGCGTAGTCGAGAGAGGCTGCAAGCTCGGGGTTCTGCGCTCTCCACACCGCTTCCATGTTCTTTGCCTGATCTGCTCCGTACAGATTCGCAAACGCAGAGAAGTCGCCGAACTCGGCGAGAATCTGCGCGTTCTTGAGGTCGCGCTGATAGCCGTTGTTGTACTCGTCAAGGAGCGCCTGAGCCTTCTTGTAGTCGTTATCGGCAAGCGCGGCACGGATGTTCGACTGATACTCCGCCGTGAGGTTTGCCATCTGACGGTCAGCTTCGGCGGTCGCGTTCGCCTCAGCGGTGCGCAGGTTGCCGAAGTCTCGCTGGTACTCGCCGCCGCGCGCAAGCGCAGCCTGCGAAGCAGTACCGGAGTTTATTCCGGTCGCTGCCGCCTGATTGTTGAAGTTCTGGCGGTTGCGCTCATACTGCACCGACAGGTCATTTGCCTGCTTCTGGTACTCCGGAGCGATCTTGTCCCTCGCCGCCTGATAGTCGCTCATGCTGCGGTCGTAGGCGGCTTTAAGCTCTTCCTCACGCGCCTTGCGCTGTGCGTCGTATATCTGATTTATAGCGTCAGTGCGGGCAGTGTTGTAGCCGCTGCCGAGCAGCCCCTGATTGGTTTGCGTCCCGCCAGTTGCCCCGGTGCCAGCAGCCGGGGTTGTGGGAGTCGCGGGAGAGGTCGGCGCAGCTGGCGCAGCTGCCGCCGACCCTGCTGCCGGAGTAGTGCCGGTCGCAGCATTTGTCGGAGACGCAGCGCCGGGGGCAGTCGAGCCCGCCTTGTTCTGCTGTGCGTTATAAGCTTTGGTTATTTCATCTATACTTGCCATGCTTTATCTCCTCAAAAGGGCTGTCCACGTATTGTTTCCGATGATGCCGTCGGCATGAAGCCCGACGCCGTTCTGAAACTCCATTGTGCGGTTCTTGGTCTTTGCATCAAACACGCTGCTTACTGCCAGCTCTGCGCCGTGTGCCGCAAGCAACGCCTGCGCAACTGCAACGTCAGCGCCGCTCATGCCCTCGCATATCATCCGGGGCGGCCAGTAGGTTTCCTCGGTCGGAGTCTCCTCCGGCTCTGTGCCGTCGGCAAACTCCGCCTGAAACTTCTGAGCGTAGCCGTAGCGAGTGTTGATGTTGTTCACCGCAGGGCACTCATACTCCTTGCATATGCGGCTTGTGGCTTCGTAGGTGTCCTCAGTTGTGCAGAGTAAGTTCCACAGGCTGGCATAGCTTGCCTTGAGTTCGCCGACGCAGAAATCTACCTGCATCGCTTCATCGCCTACGCTCTTGCCAATGTCATGGGCATATTCGACGAGAGCCTTTTTGCGGCTCCAATACGTCCACTGGCACAGGCCGTAGCCGACAGCATCGTGAACGAACTTCGCCTGAGAAATGGCATAACTGTCCGCCTGACGGGTGTACTCGTCGTCGGTCAGCGTAGTCATGCCGCGCTGCGCGATGTTGGCTTTGAGGCCGCTTTCTGCCTGCATATTGCCAAGCATCGCACACGCTCCGGCTATGGTCATGCCGTGGCTGCGGAGCCGGTCATATATTGTCTTTGCGCTCATTCAGTTACCTCCGACCATCCGTATACGCCGGGACAAAGCGGAAGCTCTCTATCCACTCTGGGCACTTGCCGTCGAAAAAGTTAGTCTCGACCGCTCTGCGTCCGTCCGCTACAGAGGCGTAGCACTTGTAATCGCTATCTATATAAATTGTCATACCGTGCCCTCCTTATTCGAGCCAAACCTTATCAAACTTGACGTTTATTGTATTACCATAAGTGCCGCCAGTGGGACGAACGTATATAGAAATATACTTGCTCTCAGTTATGGAAGAAATGTCCAAACTAGATGTCTGACCATCCATAAGTGCGATATTTGCTGTAGCGGTCTGATCTCCCAAAGCACTTGCGCCAACATAAATTTTTGCTGTGCCAGCGTTATTTAAGACTTGTTTTACACGAACATTTACTTTGTTATAATTTGTCAAGTCAATTGCTGATGAGATACCCCGCGTTGCTGAAGGAGCTACAAAACTAACCCCATTATCATAGACCATTCCCGACAGCCAAATTACGTCAGAAACGCTATTGGTACAATAAGTAGTGTCGTCGACTTTAGAAGCATCCCACTTGATGTCACCTATGACACCATTGTCAAACAGTATTGTTTCAAACATCAGCGTTACAGTCTCGACCTGCCCCTCAGCTGTGATTGACACCGTTTTGCTCGTGCTCTGGCTGCCGCTGACCGCCGTGACCGTCCACGTCCCGGCGGAGGGGATAACGAATATCGCCTTGCCGCTCGTGTCTTTCGCCGTCAGCGTCAGTGTGCCGTTCGTGCAGGTGCAGACGCTCCCCGAGGGGTATGTCACTCCGATGGCCGCGTAGGGTGTTCCCCCGCCCCGGCGTGTTATGAATGCTTCGCCCATTCCTTCCCCCTCACTTTCTTATGCAGCGTATCTGCAACGGTATCGAGACTGTCGGCTTTGCCTTGGCGTAGAACGTTATCTTGTTCGCCGCCGTCACCGCGCGGTAAATGAGCGCCCATGCGTCCGCCTGCTTTTCCGCATCCGCGAAGGTCGCCGACGGTGCGAGGTCAATGAGCGGCGCATCTGCTGCCAGAATGCCGTTTATCGTCTGCTCCTTGGTGTACGGGGCAGCGTCACCGCTCCACGTTGTGTCGAGCGTTACCGTGTAATCGACCGATACCGCATGGTCTGCAAGCTTCGCCATCGTTACTGCACCGTCCTTTATCTTCGCCGTATCGACTGCGAGAGCAGCGAGTTTAGCCGCCGTGACCGACAGCGCGTCAAGCTGCGCTGTTCCGACGCTCGCGTCGCCGAGCTGCGCCGTAGTCACAGCCTTGTCGGCGATTTTCTCGGTAGTTACGGCTTTATCTTTTATCTTTGCAGTCTCAACTGCAAGGTCTGCCAGCCGTGCCGCTGTGACAGCAAGGGCGGCGAGCTTCGGAGTGGTAACTGCCTCATCTTTTATCTTGTCGGTTTCAACCGCTGCCGCCGCGAGCTTTGCAGAGGTCACGGCAAGAGCCGCGAGCTTTGCGGTCGTGATGGACTCATCGGCAACAGCGCCCTGAGTCATCTCAGCCATCTGCTCTTCAATTTTCGCAAGAGCCGCCTGAACCGTCTTTACTCCGGTTAGGCCGGGGACAGTATCAATGCCGACGCTTTCAGCGCCCCCGTTTCCGGCGAGTTCCGGTATCAGGGTGTTGTTTATGTAGTCCTTTATAGTGTTTGCTGCTTCGTCGAACTTGGCCTTCAGCTCCACCGAGGACATTCCCCCGACGTCATTAGGCTCGTCGTCAAGCAGCGATATGATATACAAATCTGCGAGAAGTTTTGTCAGCATATTTCTCTCCTATTTTGCGTAGCCGGTCTGTCTGACCCGGATATCTGCCGCAAGCAGCGTCGCCGTAGAGTCGGAAGAATCCGACTTGAAGATCAGCTTGTAAAACACGAATTTCTTTGCCTTTATTTTGAGCTTCTTCATGTGTGGCTTGCGGTTTACCGAAAAGCTCCAATGTGCGAAGTTCGCCGGGTCAAAGGTCGAAAGCCTTGATGCAACTACCTTCTCGGTGTAGACGCTCTTTCTGTCGGTCTGGACTGTCACGTACACTTCGCTGTTGCTCTCAGGCTTAACGCCTATCCAGAGGGATGCGGCGTATTTCCGCATATAGTCCGAACCGAAGCTCATGGAGCCGGACTCCCAGTATGCGTCTATCGGCTCGCCGTCGTCGGAAAGGTATTCGTAAGCCATACGCTTGAAGCGCCCATCGGATGTGCCGATGTATAAGTCTCCGTGGAAACTCGCCATGCAGGCCACGTCAAAGCCGGTGTATATGTACCATGCGTCGGCGGCGTAGTTGTTCACAAGCGCCTTGCCGTCATAGCACACGTAATACTCCTGATTGTGGTTATCGTCGTAGCACTTGCACTCTGCAAGATCAAACTCCGCCAGCGCCGCATATACGCGGTCTGACATACGCTTTGCCTGACGTTCGTCGAGGGAAAGATTGGAGGAGTACGACGCATTGTTTCTCCACTCGTAGCATTCCTTGCCAAACAGCGTACGAGGGCTGTTTAACACGAGCTGAGACTGCCCGAGGGCTGTGTTACCTATCGTCCTGTTGACCGGCACAGAGTAAAATGCGGCGGTTACAAGGCCATCAGCCAGAGTGATGCTGCCGTACTCGACGCGGTACGCGCTGTTGCTCTTATAGACCATCAGCGTGGAGTAGTGCCGGATAAGCGCCGTGATAGGCGTATTTGCGTCGCCGATCGCCATTTCAAAAAGGTCAGGGAAGTAGTCGGCTCTCGGCTGGCCGTCGTAGTCGATGCCGGAGTACAGCGCCTTGTTGCTGCCGTCTCCGTAGATGAACACTCGTGTGTCCTGCGTGCTGTTGTAAAGCTCGGAGTAGCGCATCGCCGTTACCTGACTGCGGAATGTGGTTCCGACCGTCCAGCCTATTTCATAGGCGTTGACGGACTGCGCCGGAGCTTCGCTGAATGTAATGGTTCCGGCCTCAAGGTCGAAGGTGTATTCCGAGGCGGCGATGTTCTGGCCGGTGGCGAAGCTCTTCACGTAGTCGACGCTCTGGATGTTCTTCTCGGGCAGCGCGAAGGTTTTCTCCGTGCCGTCGGGGGATATCCATAAGCGTCGCTCACCGCAGAGCCGGTTGATCTCCTCAATCTTCTCGCCGCCACCGGTGGGAGGCACGGAGACACGCACAAGCGGCCTGTAACCGTGGACGTCCTGAAGCGTAGTGCCGTCCCACTGCTTATACTGTGAGCCGTTGAGCATATATACGATACCGGAGAAACCGAACATGTGGACATTTTTGCTGGTGTCTATGTCTCCGAGCGCCACGCGCACAAGCTCGCCGGTCGTGTCGTCGTAGAGTTTCCAGAGTTTCCCATCGCAGGCTGCGAGAAGCTGTTCATGCCCGCTGACGAAGCCCGTCCATATTCCGGCCACCTTGAGGTTGCTGCCTTGCGGGACGGCGGTGACGCGGTAAAACTTCCATGTGTACCCATCGCCGTCGGCGGTGACGCTGTGCAGCTTCCAGACGTGGCTTGCATCGCGCCGCCAGTAATACCCGGCGAAGCTCGCAGCATTCGCGCATGATACCGAAACCTCGTCACCGCTCAGTACGATAAGCCCGTCGGTTATGCTTGCCGTAGGGAACATCTTGAGCTTGAGGTTTTCAGCTGCGCCGGTAAAGACGGCAGATGGCGAATCGGCATCAGTGAGGGCATATTCCTTGGCAAGCCCCTTGAGGGTCAGCGTGCCAGCCCTGCGCTGCAAGTTGCCGTCGCGGGTGATGGTGAAGTTGCGCATATCTGCGGCTTCACCGAGCTTGAGCTTGGTATCGCCGTCGGGGTTCTGGTTCAAGCCGAGGAATGATTTCAGCTGAAATACTTTTTCATTTGTCGCTGAGCTTATGCGTGCCAACCTCTCTCACTCCTCAATCAAATGCACTCATACCGCCCACGCCGCTTATCTCGACCTTTACCACCGGCGTGGTCTTGTCCCCGGCCTTGTCCATGTAGCCGCCGTTCTGCTCCTGCTTGAGAGCATTCATGCAGCCGTTCGCGGCCTTGGGCTCTGTAACCATGCGGCGAGCAAGCCAGCTTTCGCGCTGATCGCGGGCGCACTCGAAGATATAACGGTAATCCTCGCAGGCGGGGTTCTTCTCATCGGTCATTTCATCAATGTCGCGCTTGCTGAGCTTCAGCGCGCGTTTCATCCCTGCAAAGTCCGGAAAAACGCCCTCTTCTTCGCAATCCTTGAAATATCCCTCTACTGCCAAACGCAGTTTCTGCGGAGTGTTGTACTCCGGGGGTCTGCCTCTTGTTTCCATGTTCTTAACTCCACATTCCGAATTCGTTGTACGGACTCAGCCCACCGCAGACCCCGTAAATATCCTCAATGTCTGCGCTCTCGGCGGGCATGCCCCTTGCAAGCAAAGACTTGAGCTCGTCATATCTCTGCTGGAAGAAGTTCGCGGACGACGGGTCTTCCTGCATGAGAAGGTGAGCTGCCAAGCCGTACGGCATCACAGACTGGCATATATAGTCGTCAAGGCCTATCGGCGTGACGAAGTCTGTTATCTTCGCGGCGATAGGCCTTTTGCCCGCCTCTGTGGCCTCGTAAGTGTCCGAGTACGGGAACAACTCACCGCGCAGGAGGTTCAATATAGCCAGCGTTCTGTTTTTATACTCTTTGGTGTCGGAGGTATCCGCTGCGCCTGTGGATTCGTTGACCTCATCCATCAGGTTCATAGCCGTCTCGAATACCTCCTGCGCGGTGGTACTCATTTAATAATCCTCCGTATCGTCGGTATAATCCGGCTTGGCAAGCTGCTTAACGATCTGATTAGCGCCGGTAGCTGCAAGGCCAGACACTGCGCCTATCGCGGCTGCGTTGATCGGATCGTGCGCCGGGAAGTCCGGCATACCGAAATACAGCGCTGCAAGGCCGAGTATGATACCGGCCACACCGCAAATGACGGGGATCCATTTGTTGTCAAGCGCAGTAGCTTTGACACCTGCCGCAATGAGGTACACCAGAACGGTGATAGCGGCAACATTTGCAATTCCAAATTCCATAGTTTTCCTCCTACTTCTGCGCCTCTTCAAGGTCGCTTATTCTGTGATTGATTACCTTTATCTGCTCTTCCACGACAGGCACACGCCGGGCGAAGTTGTTGTGTTCTCTGACTTCGCGTGTCAGCTCCTCAATCTTCGTCTCGGAGACTGCCTGCACTTTGCTGTTGCTGATAAGCACGCCTATGAGTGTTACTGCCGCAGTTATAAGCGCCACAATAATTGATTCGGGCATATTGTCCTCCGTTTGAAGATAGGGCGTAGTTTTTCGCTACGCCCTATAAGTTGGATTACGCGGTTGCTTCGGCAATGCCGGAATTGAGAGAACCGGCCTTGGACGCAAATGCTCTGACCTTGGCGCCGGCAGTGACAGTGACCTTGTCACTGTAAGTTGCGGCGGTGGGGCTGGTCTTGGGGTTGGAACCGTCAAGGGTGTACTTGATGGTGGTGCCGGTCTCGCTCGAGGGGCTCGCGATGGTGGCCTGATTGCTTGCAATGGTGATAGTCGGTGCGGTCAGTGCGCCGCTCTTCGCGTGGACGAAGATGCCGTCAGCCTTGGAGCCGAGCACGAAGCAGTCGTGAAGCATACGTCCCTGTGCGATGTGGCCGTCGACGATGTACTGATTTTCAAGCACACGGAAGGTCTCGATCTTCTTAGGAGCGCAGGCAACACCCTTCTTGACGATCATGAAGTTAACTCCGGCGGGCAGATACACATCGGGAACGATGCGAACCTGCATACCACCGACGGTGCCGCAGACGCCGTTGACGACAGCGGCCTGCCCGGCCTTTTCAAGGCCGACTACCTGATCGGAAAGCTTGAGCTTGACCGCGCGAGTTTCGCCTATGTACACGACACGACCGGGGAGATCGACAAGCTTGTTGCTCATTGCTGCGCCCGCCTCGAATATTGCATCAAGGATGTTGGCCTTGGTAAGATCGGTAGCACTCAGAGTGAGCTGACCGGCACCGTTGGCGAGAACCTTGAGACGGTACTTGTCGACGTAGGGGATGAGGACTTCATCGGTCTCGCGCTTCAGAATCTTGGACGCGGCCTTGATCTGGAGCTGAGCGGTGTTGTTGCCCTTGTCGATAATGCCGTTGAAGGACTTGTCATCCTCGACGGTCATTTCCTGAATGGTATCGCCGACCTCGGTGAGAGGACCGAAACGGGAAGTGCCGTCGACCTTGGTCTTGTCGTAGTCATTCAGGGGAAGAGTGTCTACACTGTATACACGAACGGTGGCAACGCCAGTCCATTTGTAATCATCGATGAAAAGACCCTCGGTCATAGAGCCGACCTTGAATCTTTCTACCACTTTAGGGGAAGCCTTTGAAGCAAGGTTGATTGCCATTTTTTATAAAATCCTCCATATCAGAAGGAATCCCATGCCTCATCGAAGGGGTCTTTCGGTGTTGCTGCACCAGCGCTCCTTCGCGGGCCGGTACTCCTGTCCTTATTCTTCTGGTTTTGTTTGAGAGTTTCGTTCTCTTTGCTGAGTCTTGCGATCTCCTTGTCTTTCAGGCCGTCCGCATATTTGCGGTAAGCCCCTGCGAGATCGCCGGTACGGCTGCACTCCGCCCAAACGTCGGCGGGGATATCCGTAGCCTTTACATCGGGAAATTCGTTGACGAATGCCCGTATCATCTGAGCCTTTGCGGCCTCGCTGGCGGCGTTTTCATCCGCGGCCTTTTCTTCGGCCTGCTTTTCGGCTCTATTGCGCTGAATGATGGTAAGTGCTTCCATTTCGCTCAGCTCTTCGCCCGCTTCCTTTTTCTGCTGGATAAGCATCCGGGCGCGGGTATTGTCGATAAGTTCCTCGACGCTGAGATTCAGCGGTGCGGCCATTTCCTTTAGGAAATCCCGCAGACGGTCGCGATCCTGACGCATACCGTCGTAGTCCATGCCCTTGTTTGCATAAACAAGAACTTCGTCAAGAGAGCACTGCTTCTCGCCCTTTGGAGTTTTCAGAGTGTAAAGTTGGTGTCCCTTTTCCTCCTGCTGCTCTTCGGTTTCGGTCTGCTCGTCCTCTTTCTCCGGAGTTTCCGACTCTGCCGGCTCCTCCGTGCTGGTGTCCTCCTCACTGCCGGTATCTTCGGATTCAGCTGCATCCTCGGTATCAGGCTCAGCATCGGAGGTGTCGTCACTGAGGTCAAAATCGTCCTCGTCAGGCGCGGTTTCGTTCCAGTCAGTGTCAAATGCCGCAAGGTCGGCTTCGGTTATACCGGCGTCGCCCAGCTCGGCGGTGTTGGTGATCTCGTCCATTGTGTTTCCTTTCTGCCGTTGGTGTCCCGGCTCAAAAGATTGTTTATATGTTTAAACCGTTGGTGTCCCGGCCTAAATCATTCCTTCAGTGCTTCCGGCTTGATTGATCGCTCTCTGCAAATTCCCATATCCCCCGCCGGTCGGGATATCTGAATTCATGGGCTGCTCCGTATTCGGAACAACATCCCCGCCCTGCGCGGTCTGCTGTGCCGGAGGCAGCGCAGGCGCGGCCTGCTGTGCTTTAAGCTCCGCAATGAGAGCGCGGCGCTTCGGCATATAGTCATCGGGTATGCGTTCGAGGAATTGCAGGAACGTCATGTGCCCGTTCATCAGCGCGTTTTCAAGGGTCTGTATAGATGCGATCTCCGAGTAATAGGAGCTTGCGCCGACATCCAGCTTGAGCAGCCACGGGTTTTCCTTGATGAATTTGAAATCAAACTCAACAGGGATTTTCTCGGGCAGCGGCTGATTGACCGCGGTGTAAACCGGTAGCAGTTCATCCGGCGTTTCCATATCCACCGTGCGTTTGCCGTAGTTCTCACCGATAAACTCAAGGTAAATGCGGAACAGGCTTTCGATGGCCTGATAGAGATTCTGCTTGGTCATTTCGGACGGTGTAGCCGCTGCGCGCTGCAAGGCGATGATTGCCGAGGTGTTGTCCGGTCTTGTGTCGCCGAGAGCAACGGAGGTCGCGCCCAAACTCTCCTCTGTCTTGGTAATTGCCAGCTCAATAAACTGCGCGATCTGTGGGGAAATCGACGCGGGGTCTATTGCCTTTGCAACGCTGTTGATGTCGCCTCCGGCAACACCGATAGCTCCGCCGACGCGGTTATCCCAATTCTTGATCCTCGTTCTGTCGTACACGTACTTCGGCCAAGCCGAGCGCATCATTGACAGCATCGACATTGCAAATGCCTTGTTTATGAAAATCTGGTTCGGAATAAGGCCGGTTATCATGGCCTGCCCGTGATAGCAATCCTGTATGTAGTCCCAACTGAGCCAGCAGATGGGATAGAGTTTTATGCCAAGGTTCCACGGTTTCTTGATGTCACAATTCTGCGTGCTCTCATAAGCCCATATCTCGCCGGTTTCCTCGTCGCGCCACATGGTCAAAATGGTCGTGACTTTGTCATCGGTGCGCTTAACGCTGTCTGTTGCCGTGGCAGAGTCACAGTCAGCAATGATGTTCTGCCAATCGGCGATTTTATTTGCCTTTGCTCTGCGCTTTGCCCTGCGGACGATCTCGCGGGTTGAAATCTGAATGTACGGCTGAGACTGCACGTCGCGGTCATTGGGGTTTCCGAAGAACACCCGAGTGTTCGGCACGATCTCAGTCTTTATGCCGCCCTTGACGCCGTTGCCCGCCTCAATGGATTCATCCCAATAGGTGTACATACAGCCGTCGCCGTCGACAGCGGCGTTTCTGGTGAACTCTCGCATAAGCGCCGGGATGTCATTCATCTCAGTCAAAAACTCAAACTCGTCGTTGATGATGCGTACCGGCTCGACAAAGTCATCGGCACGCGCCGTTTTGTTGAGCAGGGTCGCATTAACCTTGATGTTGTCCGTGGTTATCGTCGCCGTAGTAAAGCCGACAACGCGCTTGATGATGTTGAACTGAGGGGTGGGGAGTCCGTTTGCCTGAACGCCCTCCCATTGCTTGCCGATATACATATTCTCGTTGACCTTGACAGCCTCGTCGAGGTTTATGGAATTGTTGAACTGCAAGCCTTTTTCGTAGAAGTTCCAAGCCGTAGCGAAATCCGGCTTGTCCTTGCCATTGAATACTCCGAGACCTTCGTCACTCATGGCGTATAGCCTCCTTGTTCAGTGACGGTATCTGTTGTCCGTAATCAAGAATCCCGCGCAGCCCCTCGGTGAAAAGGCGCTCGCTATCGGCTCGGGTTTTGAGGTCGTCAGCGATTACGTCGTCAAACTCTTTGCGGAGCTTTTCAAGCTTGTCGGTATTGGCCTGTGAAAGCTCATTCTGTGATTTGCATACGTCGCTGAGACTCCTTACAGCGTCCTCCAGCATGGCCACGCTGTTTCCAAGGCTTGAGAATATCTGCATTGCATTGCTTTTGAATTTTCTGGAGCTGATGAACAGCCACGCGACAAAAGCCGTAAGAATCACATTCCATGCGAGAATTGCGTATATCATGTAGGTTTCTCCTCTCAGTAGTTCATGTACGAATCGCAGATATCACCACCGCACATGAAATCGTCATAGTCCTGCTCGGACTCTTCTTCGTCATCGAAGAACGCCTTTGCGTCTTGCTCCTGCTCTGCGGCAAGGACACGGGAAATTGCGTAATACCTGCAAGCATCAACGCTGTGCGTTATGCTGTGCGGCTGCTTGGCGCAGTCGTTCGGGTTTGCATCGTCGGACTGAATATCGCAGATGTCGTCTGTGCAATGCGCCACGCTCTCATCACGAAAGAACATGAGCATGGGCAGCTTGTCCGGCGCGCCCTCTGAATACAGCTCCTTGACAAACGGGTCTTTCAGTTCGCCCGGCGTCATCATGTCCTTAAGGATCATGTGCCCCTGAATGCGGTTGTTGTTTGCCTTGACGATCGGCACACCGTTTTCGCGGAACACTTCGGCAATCTCGCGCCCGGTGTCCTTTGACTTTGCCCACATATCCGGCGGAGCATAGGTGATCTGCACATTCTCGCCGGGGGGCGTATGGTCAACGATCGCTTTTGCCGCGTCTTTGATTACAAGCCCCTTTTGCTCAAAGTACCGATAACACCAGCTGCGCCCGTCCTCGTCGACTGCCCACCAGCAGCAAGCGAACATATCAAAGCCGTAGTCGAAACTGCGGTATCTCGGCCAATGAGTTGGGATTGCAAACGGCGGCAGCGTGTGTGTCGCCAGCGAGAAGTTTTTGAAATAGCTGCCCGACAGCGCGTTCCAGTCGCCGTACCTAAAGGCCATCACCTGATCTTCCGGCATCTGGGCGAGCTGCTTTTTATACATCGGCGAGGAATTGATCAGCCAAGGGTTATCATCGACCGTCGCCGGGATAAACGTATAATCGTCGGGGTTTTCGTTCTTCTCAGGGTCTTTGTCGTCGGTTATATACTTCCGGTCGATGAAGAGCCGCTTCACCCATCTGTGGCCGACGCCGCCGGGGTTGCAGCTCAGATAAAACCTTTTTGGGAAACTGTTCGTGCCTCGAATACAGCCTTGCAGATACTGAAAAGCACGCTCTGTTATCTGCGTCGCCTCGTCAATGAAGATGCAGTCATACTCAACGCCCTGGTACTCGTTCTCTGCGCTGTCGCCGTCGTAATGCCCAAACTTGATGATTGAGCCGTTGTCGAAGGTCATCAGATGGCTTGTGCCGTTATAGGCGTACATTTCCTGCGGCACCCATTTGAGTATTGGCCGCACGAGGTTTTCTTCCAATTCGGGGTAATGGCAGCGGATCATCAGGATTCGTATTCCCGGATATCTCAGGCACATCCCGACAGCTTTAAGCCGCATAACATGAGATTTGCCGCCGCCCTTTGCGCCGCCGTAGCAGATAAAGAACGATGACGCGCTCATAAACATCCGCTGCGGTTCGCTGATCTCGCCAAAGTCGAGCATTATTGTTTTTTTCGTGCTGGTTTTTACAGCCCGCTTTTTCGCCATGTTTCCCCCAAAATGCAAAACGAGCCATAACCCAGAGAAGAACTCATTCCCTGGACTATGGCTCATGGCCTTTTCCGACGCGCGGGGTCATGCCCTCACGAAGGCGCGCTCATATTAACGATTTTGACAACATCTTGCTGAATTGCACGAATATTCCAACTGATAGTGCCGGAAATGCCCCATTTTTGTGAAAATGGTGATGTCACCATTTTCGTAAGTGTGGCGTCACATGAAGGGCTCGAACCTTCGACCTCGCGGTTAACAGCCGCGCGCTCTGGCCAACTGAGCTAATGAGACATAATATCGGGGAGGCGTGGCTGAACCTCCCCTTTGTAGCTCCGGCACGGGAAGGAGATACCCAACCGGAGGCATACATCAAACCTCGAATCTTACCGGGAAATGACACTCTTTGCTGTCACAAACAACCTCGATTTTCGTTGCTGATCCACCAAGATACGCCTTTCCCAACAGTCTCCTGCATTTGGGGCACAGAAGTAAACCATCTTCTACCAAAGCTGTCCGCGGGGTTCTGATATTTTTTCTGGCCTTGCTCAAAATACGTGCCCCCTTGTTTTTCCGGTACCCCCAAGTTATGGAAGTCGTCTCAAGCGTCTGGAAATTGTAATTATATATATATTCAGGTGTGCGTCTCTTTTTCCGCTACCCCCATCAGGGGAGAGTCAACCCCGGATCGGCTACACAAGGAGCAGCGCCCACGCAGCCCGCGCCGGGGATAATTGCACCCAGGCGGGGACGGAGACGGCTAATTGACTACGATATGTAATCACTTGCGCAGGATGGTAGCCAAAACTATACACATTTGCTGCTTTGTATATCAATTTGGTTCGCATAATATGTATTGAGCGAACTTCGTGGGCTTTCATCTGTCGGCGCAAGGATAACACGGTATACTATCTGTTGTCAATAGCTCTAAACACACTGTAGTGAATAGAATCCCGGAAACCTGCGCGCGCGAAGACAAGCTATAGAATATATAACTTTAAGCCATAGATATAAGGGATATTATAATATATACGGGGATTTGCGGTAACGTCTTTATAGCTATAGGAGATATTATAATACTAAGGGACTGAGGCCGAAAAGAATACGTATAGTTATTATATATACTACGAGTATAGAGAACGAACGCAGAGAATTAAAGAGAACGGGAGAATCTGCGAGTTAACAGAGTATTAAAGAGATTTAAAGAGATTTCAAGTCATCGAAAAAGGGCATAAAAAAAGACGGGGAATTTCTCCCCGTCTAAATAGTGTTGTTTAATCCTGATTTGCTGTAAGAACGTATACGGTTATAAGCTTTTTAATTTCCTCTGCCGTGTATGTCTCCTGTTCGGGCTTCTGGTCAAGGATATTAAACAAGTCGAACGCTACAGCTTTACGCGCTTCTTTCATTTCCTTTTCGGTTGGCATTGTTTCACCCCCTTTTCATATATTCCCGGCAACAGCTCAAAACAAACGCCTGTACACTCTGCCCGGCCTCGGCGGCTGCTTGCCTGATCTGCTGGCCTTCGGTCTTGTCTGGCCGTAACATAATATTGTCGCGGCTATCGTTCCATTTTTTACTTGCTCTCTTATGAGCTTCAGTAACAGCCATTACATCACCTCGGAAAGAGTATACCACGCAAGGCCGTAACCGTAAACGTATAAACTGCACAAAAATAACCGTTAACGTTTGTGCAAATTTGAGCTTGACTTTCTAACCGTTAACGGTTATCATAAAGGCACATCGACCGAGGCCGACAGGCTCAGAGATAAGGAGATAAGAACATGAAATACTTCGCACAGTGCAAAAACCTTGAGGAACTCAAGAAGGAATTTAGACGGCTGGCCATGATCCACCACCCCGACCGCGGCGGCGACGTCGAGACCATGAAAGAGATCAATAACGAATATGACATGATGTTTCCCGTGCTCAAGGCCAAGACAGCCGCGCAGAGCACCGAAACCGCCCAGAGCACCCGCAGCGAGTTTTACACCGCGAACGGCTGGAAGGGCGAGAGGTACGAAGCCGGGCGCAGCTTAAAGGAGATCGCGCAGCTCGTCCGCGCGTACATTAAGGAATTTTTCCCGGACTACCGTTTCAGCGTCCGCACGTCCTACGCTTCCATGTGTCAGGAACTGCACGTTGACATGAAAGAAGCCCCCGCGGAGATCTTCAAGACCTACGAGGAAATGACAGACGATGATATTTCCGAGTGTTGGCGGAAGGCCACCCGCAACAGTGTATGGACTCTCAACAGCTGGAACAAGGCCGAAGAGAAATCCGAATTTGAAAGAATTTGGAGCGAGTACGGCGCATTTTATAAGTGCCTGACCGACAAGACCCGCGCCACGGTGAAGGCCGTTGACGAGTATGTGAACAGCTTCAATTATGACGATTGTGATAGCATGATAGATTATTTTGATGTTAATTTCTATTACTTCGGATGCCTGCAGAGCCCCGGCAGCGTGAAGATAGTTCCCCGCGCTCCAAGAGCCGAGAAGCGCCCCGCCAAGGCCGAGAGCAAAGCACCGGCACCGGCAGAAGCTAACGCGGATCAGCCCCAGACAGCCCCGGCAAAGCTCGCAACGCTTCGCGTAGAGTTTAACGCCGAGTTCGACGGTATCGAGGTTTATTTCACTTCTAAGCCCTTGCAGGAAACGCGCGACGCGCTCAAGGCTGCCGGGTATCGCTGGCACAGCGTTAAAAAATGCTGGTACGCAAAGCGTAACGAAGAGCGTTTGCAGGCGCTCAAAAAAATAGAGGGCGCAGCATAAGCCGCGCCCCACCGATTGAAAGGAGATTTGAGAAATGAAGTTTCATTGCATAATCAAGAATAAGCGCACAGGACAGTGCGAAGCGCTCATAACTTTTGCCCCGCTTGCGGTTGGTTCAATCATCAAATGGGGCGCAGACGACAACAACCCGGACGGGCTCGCCGTTTGGATCGTCATTGACTGTTTCGCTGCATAATATACGACCCGCCCCGGAGGTCACGAGGGCAGAAAGGGAAACCATGAGTTACATAGACGAATTATTCACCCGCTACGGAAGTCCGAGCAAAGAAGCAGATATAAAAATCTGGGGATGGTTGAAGCGCCCGGACACCTGCGCCAGCTTCGACGATGTGCGCAGCTATGACGACAAAGCCGCCCGGTTAATTGCAGAGTGCAAGCACTTGACTACTCAGCTCATAGAGTACCGGCAGGATTTAGCCGCCAGATACAACGCGCTTGCCACTATGCCGAGTAAAGACAGCGTCAAACTTGAGCGCTACAACGGTTACAACGGCATAACATACTACATCCGGTATTTCACAGAGTATGAGGACGGAACAAAGGTTGAAACGGCAACAGAGACTTTCCCCGGCAAGGAGAGACACACGGCAATAAAGCGCTTCGAGGAATTGAAGAAAGCACGCCCCGGCATTGAATACATCAAGGACATTGAGAAAAAATCATGGGAAAGGTGAGTCGGTACTACTCCGGCTCACTTGCTTTTTGTGCAAAAGTCTGTTATTATCTGGGCGGTGATGCCGGTTGAATAATGCACAGCGCAACAGAGACATTGAAAGATTTTTGCAGGCGCCGTTTCCGCCTTGGCTCATTGACGGTGCTATATCGCAAGCCAACTTAACAGCGCGAGAAGCCGACGCCGTAAGGCTTTGCGGTCGTCAAGACCTCACGCGCGAAAAAGCCGCCGAAGTCCTCGACGTCTCACGGAATGGGCTGCAAAATTGGTATGATTCCGGCATGGGCAAACTATATTCCGCTTGGTCTGGTCAATCGTGGTTCGAGCGGTTGAAGCAGTAAATTTGTGTAAATAATGTGCGTCTGGTTGATTTAACCGGGCGCACTTTTGTTTTATGCTTCTGTCAGAAGTCCGGAGCGCTACGGACGAACAAAATTTTGATGACAGGAGGAAAACATGGAATACGCAAGTAAAGCCACTGGCGACGCCGGTCTTACTACCGGCATAATCGGCACCGCGCTTGGTGCTCTCAACTCTGGCCTTTTCAATGGCGGTCTTGGCGGTCTCTTCGGCGGCGGTAACGCTGCGGCTGATCTTTCCGGTATGGCCGCGGGTGCAGCTCTCGCCGCTGCTCTCGGTGCAGGCGGACGTTGCAGCGAGGACAAGCCCGTCAGCCGTTATGAGCTGGGGCTTGTTCAGGAAAACGCCATTCTCAAGGCGCAGTCTGACGTTGATAAGAAGCTCGTTGACGTGTACAACAGCATCAACAATCAGGTCGGAGCGCTGAAGGATCGCTTCAACGACTTTGAGAAACAGCAGCTCGTTTACAATGGCGTTAATAACGCCGCTGTCAGCGTGCTTCAGTCTCAGGTCGCGGCTCTCATGGGTCTAACTAAGACCGTCATTCCTAACGGGAACGTCTGCCCCGGCTGGGGTGACGTCAAGGTTCAGATCGTGACGCCCGCCGCCGGTGCGACCACCTAAGCCATAGCAAACCGGGGGAGGCATACGCCTCCCCTGCTGTAATGAAAGGATTTGAAACATGGTCAGTATAGACAGAGTCCAAGCCGGGGTTGCCCGGTATCTTGATACGGAGATCATCGCGAAGATGTCCGGTGTAAATAAATGGCTGGTTGCGGCTGCGGCTTCGGCTTACGTCTCGGACGCTCCGGAACTGCTCCGGAAGCTGAGCAAAAACAAAGCCTTTGCCGCGCTGAATCTGATTGACGAAGCCGGTAACGTTGATATCGACAAGGTGTATCAGCACTTGAAGCCGATAGCGGCGAAATGCTCCGCGCCTATCACGTTGCCCGTTGTGGGCACTCTGACGTTTACGGAGCAGGATGTAGACAGTTTATATACCCACATCATGCAAAGTTGATTGTGGGCGATTCTGAGAGGTTAAACACATGAATAAAGAGTATATCACCGACTACAAAGCGCGTCTTGAAAAGGGATTAGCCGAATTTATGGAGCTGCCCGTCTCCGAGCGCTCCGCTGAGGCTGTCAAAAGCATGATTGAATGCCTGGACGCTGTCGAGCATCTGGAGCACTGCGGATATCATACCGAAGCTCTGACACATGAAGATGTCATGCACTGGTATGCCAAGATGCAGAACGATGACGGAACGACCGGCGGGCATTGGACGGTTGACCAGACGACCGCCGTCGCGTCTGCGCTGGGCGTGAAGTTCGAGCATATATCTGAATGGTGCTGGAACGCCGCTATGAACATGATGTTCTCGGACTACTACAACACCGCAATGAAATTCGGCGTAGCTACTCCGGAATTTTTCGGAGAGCTTGCAAAAGAATTCCTCTTCGATAAGGACGGCCCCGATCCGAAAGAAAAACTTTCGGCGTACTATCACAGCATAGTTGCGCGTTCGTAAATCCGTTCGTAAAATTGCACCTTAAATCCCCGATAGAACTATCAGAAATGAGATAAATGTATCGTGATTCCGATAGCGTCAAAATCCCACAAACCATTGAAATATAAAGAAAATCCCGTGGTCTCAATGACTACGGGATTTCTGGTTAGATGGTGGACGATACAAGACTCGAACTTGTGACAAAGAACACAAACACACTGAAAAATCAGGGTTCTTTTTTCTTGTTCGTATTTTCGTTCGTAATTTTCTTGCTTATAAGCTGCATGAAGCGTTCGTCGACCCTCTTGTCCGCCTCTTTTCGGCTGGCAGTAAATGCGTGTGTATATGTCTGTTTCATGGTGTAGTCTGTTTTCCAACCGCCGCGCTCCTGCGCTACTGGGGTAGGAATATTGAGGTCTGCCATGAGTGATGCGTTAACGTGCCGAAGAGAATGGAAGTTCATTGGGGGGAGTCCCGCCTTTTCCATGCACTTATGAAAACGCGCGTTGACTGCCCGGCTTGTCCTCGGCTCTATAACATCCCCGCTAACCTTGTTAATCAAGCCTTGTATGTACGGGGGAATATCCAGAACGCGCGGGCGCTCCTCTTCCTTTGCGCCCTCTTTTCTTACGGGCTTGCCTTTTACATCAACAACTGTTTCGACAATGTACAGTTGACCGTTTCTTACCGACTTCGACTTCGTTAATCCGCGTATTTCGGAAATGGACAGAGAGAGCCACATAGCCAGCAGGCACGGCAATTCTATATCTGTTCCGACTATCGCAGGAAATATTTCTTCCGGCGGCAAGATCGTCTTGAATTTTCGCTGTACCTCGGCTTTCTTAACTGTCACCCTTGGCGCACCGTTAGAATATGTGTTCACAACAGTAATTACAAGGTTCAGAGCGTCGTTTACTGTTTTGGGCGACAGCGTACCGCCCTTGCGGGATTTTTTCGCAAGCTCTTTTTGCTTTGCCTCGTTCAGCTTTTCTTCCGTAACTGCGCTCAAGCGCAACTGCATAAGGCTTTCAAACCGCTTGTCGCGGATGTATTCGTACTGTTCTTTGCTCCGCGCTTTGAGTTCGCTTGAGTGTTGGGTGATATATTTGGTGATCGCGTCAGCAACAGTTATGTCCTCTGGCTTTTTCCTCGCCTCAAGGAAACCGGCGCGGATCGCTTTGGCCTTAATGATGCACTCTTCGGGCGTGTCCTCTGTTGTGCTCCATCCCTCGGCTTTCAGCTCGATGTTCCACTTGCCGGACTTGAGCTGCCGGGGTTTGGGGACTTTTATTTCGTCCTTCTTCTTCCGTTCTCGGAGCTGCTTTTCGCCGCACCAACAGCAAAATATTGAGTTGTCGGGAATGTCCCTCTTGCAAATTTTACATTTCATGTTAAGATACCGCTAAATTCTTTCTTATTCAGTTCGTCATAATGCATAGAAATGTGAGTTTCGCCTTGCTTTTTCATAACAACAGCAGTAATATATATATATATATATATATATAGGGTAATAAAAATATTGCTAAAGAGATAAT